TGCGTGGTCGATGTGAAGGACGTAGTCGGCATGATGACCGATGCCGCGGGACTCGCGTAGTTCACCCTTGTCGTTTAGTTGGGATGCGGTCAGGACGCAAACATTTAAATGCAACGCCATCAATTTCAGCCTGCGCACAACTTCGCTCACCTGTTGCTCGCGTGTTTCGCTTTTGCTGTCGGCTGACGGAGAACAAAGTTGGATGTAGTCGACAACGATCCAGTCAAGGCCGATGCGCTTTTGTTGTCGGCATATCGACTCGATAGTATCGATATCCGATACTTGGTCGTGTATCGTGATCGGTAGTGCCGAGATGTCCGCGATGCCCAGTTTCATTCCGTTGACGTGTGGCTGGCTTGGTTTTTCGTATGCCGACACGCAACGCCACCCACTTTGCGCTGCGACTAGACGTCCGATCACCTGTGTTGCGCTCATCTCTAGGCTGAAGATTACCCCTTTCTTGGCGTTTAAAGCCCCGTGCAGGGCAGTTTGAAGCAAAGCAATAGACTTACCGCCCGAAGTCTCTGACGCGAACACAGCGAGCGTTCCACGCTCAAAGCCGCCGTTGATCTTTTCGTCTAGCCCATTCACTCCGGTCGTGAAGCGTTCCGGTGGCGTGGTCTTGAGTAGCTCTGTGAGTAGGTCGGCACATTGTTTTTTGAGCGATACGGCGTCCGTTTGTTCCTCTTCCGAGTCCGCTAGGTGTTGAGCAATGCCGTTCAGATCCGCTCGCATTTCGCGGATATCGTCCTTGCTCTCGGCAAGCTTCGTCATCGCCTTGCGATACCGGCGGGCCTTGAGTAAGTCCTTTCGGAAGTCGAGAGCGGCTACGGCGTCACCCGTGGGGTATGCCGTGAATGCTTCGGTTACGCCGTGGTATCCGCCCACGTCGAAGATCATCCCCTTTTCTTCGAGCACCGCCTGGAGTCGGAAGATGTCCGACTTGAATCCTTCGTTGTGGCACTCCTTGGCCGCTGAGAGTAAAGCCCGGTTGGCGTGTTCGAAGAACAGATCCGCGTCCCACTTCGCGGCGTCGAGAACTTCGTAGTTCTGCAAGATGATCGAGATAGCGGCCTTTTCCGCGCTCGGTGCTGTCGGAACTGCTGACCTGGTGTTTGCTGTTTCTTCTCTTTTTAAAATTGGCATCTTTTCCTTTCTTTGTGGCTCGCCTCTCGCCTTAAGCGAGAGAGGCGAAGCCTATCTATCTCTGATAAGAGATAGATATTCTATCTATCTAGACCACCATTGGTTTGTGTTAGGTTACGGTTGGGTTTCATTTGGGTTATCGTTGGGTTTCATTTGGGTTATTTACAGACGCATACCAGCTTGCTTTTTTGCAGGCTTAGGCGTGTCACTTTTCGGCCTTCCGCCTTTCTTCCCATTTTTGTAATTGCTGAATAAACGCTTATTTTGATCTTGCCATTGATGCAAAATAAAGGCATCGCCTTCGCGCCTTGCGTAGCCGCTTTCGATCAACGCATTTTCGAGTTGCATTGGGTCGCCTTCCCAGTCGGCTATCGCCGCGATGATGTCCGCTGGCTTTTCTATGCGTTCGCACTTTCTGAATTGGCATTGCGACCAGAGTTTCAAGAGCGAGAACACTCCTGCGTGGCCGGCTAGGCGCAACAGGATTTTCGTCTTGTAATGGTCAGGAAAGTCAGGTGATAGGATCATTTTATGTGCTCCAGTAGTTCAAAGTTGTTTTTTGGGCTACCATCCCAACGTATTGAAGATTGACCTGCTATATCCTTTAATCTCCAAAGCGCCCAACACCCGCTTTCGACAATATGTGCAGCTAAAACGTCAAAGTCGCCTTCAACATAATTTGTATAAAGGGAACCTTTTTCCCCTTTATTCGCCATGCACGATGGTTTCTTTGATGATGTTGATATTTTCCAATTTCCAGAACTTTCAAATAACCCCTTTTTAATCTGAATTGAAATTGGCTTATTAGGCTTTTTCCAGACTACAACATCTGCTTTTTGGCTGTGTCCAATAGGAGTAAATATAGTGAATCCATTCTTTGCAGCTTCAACCATAAATTGAAGCTCAGATATTGTTCCAATATCACAATTTTGGTTTCCTTTTGAATTTTCTTCATTCCTTGTAAACTCAGATAAATCAAAGAAATCTTCCTGTAATAAATAAGTCATGTTTTCTTTTTTTCGAAATAACGCTGCAAGACCTCGTCGGCCTCCTCCTCCATCCACCGCGTGGACTGAGTAACAACCTCAAGCCAAGTGCCGTCGATAAGGATTTCCCAATCCCACCGATAGCAGTCGTCTTGATGGTTCGGCCAACAGCGTAGCGGATACCCTTTCCAGTTCTGCATTCTATTCATCTTGTCCTGACAAGAATTGTCGGAGCCGTTGGTTGTCTTTTCGGAGTTCATCGTTTTCGTTATTTAAGTATTCAATTCGTTTGTTTAATAACTCTGCAAGCAATTCAAGATCAGCCATATTTTGTTTAGCTAGTCTTGCGAGATTTAACATCTTTGTTATGCCGTCGAACATAGTCTTCAATTCTTTCTAGGTGGTTTTCTGCGAGTGCTCTCCCCTCCGGCGTGTCGTCGTATGTATGCTGGTAGACCGGTAGCGGATCGCCCCTTTCGAGACGTAAGCCAATCGGGCAGTCATTCATACAAATTACCAACCGGAGTGAGAGAGATCCGTTCATTTTTTAAAACGGAATGTCGTCGGTTTCGTCTTGGGGTTGAGCAACGAAGCCGTTGCTTTTGGCGACGATATGCTTGTCCGTCTTGGCCGCTGGCTTGCGCCGGTTGCCGAGCCACTTTGCTTTCTCGTCTCCGAACAACCAACGCTCCACGCAGTTGAACTGGTGGTCAGGGTTGGTCTGCCCTGGCTCGACTCCTATGACGCAGACACCCTTTTCGCCGATAAGGTCTTCCGCTTCGACCGTTACGTCTTCGCCTGGGACTACGGCCCGACCGATGCTGGACAATACTTGGTCAACTTTCCACGCTGCTTTTGGGGTGAATGTGAGATGCTCCCACATCTTCGGCCCTTCTACGCCGCCTTCAAGGATGACGGCAACGTCGAGTTTGATGGTAGGGTTTCCGGCTTGGCTGGTCTTCTCGACCGCTTTAACGATCTCGACTTCGTAGGTTCCCGGCTCCACGTAGTAGACGGCTGCTTGTTTTGGTTCTGATGCTTTATATGTTGGCATATTTGTATTTTCTATTTGTTGTTTGTTGGTCAGCGTTTTTTAGGATGCGCTGCCCCCTTTTGCACCTGCCGCCGGATATTTCCAGCAAGGCGATGAAATTATTTAACTTTTGTTTGTCTTAGTTGGAGTGAATGCGCTCCGGCCTTGATCGCCGTTGTATCTGGCTCCACGCCGTTGTTGGCGCAAAACTCGATATAACTCTTTTCTGACATCTTACCGCCCATCGCTAGGATTAGTGTCTCTTTTGTGATACCTTGCGACGCCTTTGCGATAGCTTCATGCTCCACGAACTTGCGTCCGCTCATGCTGGTGAGTTTCCATCCTGCGACTTCTTCGCCGTTTTCAAGACGAGTCTTGAGATGACCGAGCACCGGATCGGCGATCTCCTTCTCGGCCAGCTTCCACTCCTTCGCAAATGCGCCAAGCGACTCCGGCGTTGAAAGGATGCGATCTTTTATCGCCTCGATGCTGTTGCCGGTTGCTTCGGGAATGAGAGCGATAGCGCTCTCAGCCTGCCGCACGATGGCGTGGCAGTTATTATAATGTTTGCACCAGCTACAATACTCGCAAGGCGTCGGCTTTGCCTCCGCGCTTGTTGCGCGGTCGATTGTGCGCTGCGTGCCTTGCTTGGCCTCTTCGTATGTAAAGTCATACGAGCGAATCAACTTTTGATCGACGTATACAACGTGCGCTGTCCAAGACGTGTCGAAATTATCTTCCATGCACGCCAGACTGTAGGCTTGAAGTTGATCTCTGTAATTCCGCAACTGCCCTGTCTTGATATCTGCGACCCACTTCTCGGCCTTGCAGACTGCATCCGCCGTTCCGAGTTTCGATAGTCCAGGAACTGCCATTGCAAGATACTCTTCGCGAGTCTCGACAAACGATCCTTTTGCAAGGCGCATCAGTTCCTCGACGCCGTAGGCGATAGCTCCGGCGTCTTCGCCCACTATTGCGACGTCATGTTCTGCCGAGATCAAGTTGCGGATCGCAAGATCGACCGCCGTGCCGCGCTCCGCTGCCGCGCTCGTTCCGCCTGCGCCTTCAAATAAGGCGCACTCGGCGAGTTTGGGAAGCGTGCTAGGTGATATTTCTTTACTCATTTTATTTCAATTCCTTAAGGTATAAGTGATGTTACAAATAATGGGTAGTATTTGTCACGAGTTCGCCTTCCTCCACTCTACCGCCGTGTTTACGAACTGATCGACGCGAAGCGCAACTCGGTGCAGGTATTCTGGAGCGCAGTCGCGCCAAGTCTGTTCGCTTGTTAATACGCCGCGAGCAATTAGGAACTGGTTAACAGCGCCTTCGTGCTCTGCGAGCCGGGCTTGCCATCCGACCATTTCGTCGGCTTCAACGATATGGTTCGGCGTTGCAACGGCCTCGAATAGATGCGCAACCGATGCCCATTCCAGCGGTAGTTCCTCTGCGAGTCCGCTTCGCGTCTTCGCATCGTATGCCGCGCTGTGCGTGGTTAACAAGATGCGTTCTTTTCCGCCGATGCCCTTGCCTTTGCCTGTCTCGGAGGTGCTGACCTTGGTTTTGAACCGCAGGAACCAAAGCTCATCCGCGAACTCCTTAAGTAGCGGCGAGCTTTGCTTGCTCAGCTTCAACTCGTATCGGTCGTATGCGGCGAGCGCATCTGGTGCTTCAAAGCGCACGATTTTTGAGTGCGCGATCATCACCACGTTCTTGCCTGCGTCGATGAGTTGATCGATGCTGGACAGCATCCGACTCATGCGCTCGGCCACCATAACCCACCCCTTGCCAAAGCCGAAATCTTCGACGCTGGTCTTCTTGGTGCTGGCGAGAAGGTCTTCAACGCACAGACGTTCTGCCCAATCCGCTGAGTCTACCACTATAGTTTTGTAATCGGTCACCTTAGCCTCTGCCAATGCGTCCGTGAGTTGCTTCCAGCTGTTGATCTCGCAGCGGTCAACGTCAAGATGTGACGTGCCTTGCTCGATGTCCAAGAACAGCGGCTTCGGGAACTTGGCCGCGAATGTTGATTTGCCTACGCTCTCAACTCCGTAGATGACGACGCGCTGGGCGCGTGTTTGTTTGCCTTTTGTTATTTTCATTTTCTATTTTCCTTTTTGTTTTGCGCTGCGAATACGGCCACAGCGAGTGCCGCCCAAGTGTGCGACTTAATTCCATAAGTCGGCCCTGGGGTTTTCTTTGTTCCCTGCGGCCCGATCTTGTCGATCAAGGCTTGCCTGATATTGGCGTCCTTGGCTCGCATCGTTCCGCACAGAAAAAGTTTGATATCTTTACGAAAGATCAATTCCACGTCGACTCGTGCCACTTCGATGAATCGTCCGATCCATACGCACGTTTCGAATGTTGAAGCTCCGACTGCCATTCCGTAGCTGGCTATCATCTCGCAAGCGCAACGGTCGTATTCGCGACCGATAAGAATCTGGCGGATTTCGGCATTCGGAAGGTGACCGTGGTCAACAATCTTTTGTTGGTCGTACTGCACGAATGCGCTGTGCGTCGTTCCTGGATCTAGTGAGAGTATCATGGTTTAGTGCTTTCGTTTTAATTTTATCGGCTGGCAGGGCGAGAACGTCGCAGATGCCTTGGAATGCTTTTGAGCGGATGAAATGAATTGCTGACTCTCGGTCGAGTTCTTGAGCTTCGTTAAGTTGTCGGCTCAAAAATACCTTCTCGCTTTGCAGGTCGGCAACGGCCTGCTGTATCATTCCGCACAGAAGGCTGCGAGTGAACTCACATTCCGCGTCATGTAGTTCCTCAGCGGTCATCATTTCCGCTCCCTGCGGATTTGGCGGTTCATCCACCAGCGGCGTGTCTGTTCCATATCGCAGGTGGCTTTGATGTTTCCTATCAAGTATCCTGCAACGAATGCACAGAGAGTGCAGGTGGCGAATAGGGCGAGAAATGTTAGTGGTTCCATATATTTAGTTTCTATTAGATTGTTGAAAATGTTTTTTGATAGTATTTCATCTTTATAGGAATGTAGTTCGCTCTTTCTACTAGGTGTTCGTCGCGCAATACCGTCTTAGAAAGATTCTGCATGAGATCAGAAATGCTTTGCGCTTGCTTTGTCAGCTCAATGATTGCTGCTGGATATTGCTTTAAAGACTCAAGTTTAGTTCCACCAGTAACACTGCTCATCCACCAATAGAATGTATCGACTTGATCCTTGAGTTTCTTTTTCGTTGTTTTCATTTTTGGTTTTCTGTTTTGGTTTCTGTCGTTCGGGTCATCCCGTTCGATGTGCAAACCCTCCTTCATTCCCTTCAAGATGAAAAGAAAAATTTTCGCAGATAGCGAAAATAATTCTTAGGAAAAGTCTTTACAAATGAGCGCAACCAAAGCCCATGCGCCTCTGCGGGCTTTTTTATTTTGAGATCGGGCGGTAAAATTTTACCTCGCGAACGCCTTGCCCCGTGCGTATAGTTGCCTTTTTTGTTTCGAGTGTCCCTTTACCGACGGCGGTTTCCACTCGGGAATTAACGGATGCGATGGTCAATTTTGACTCGCCCGCAATAACGCGGATCGTCTTCCATCCTTGCTTGGCGAGTTCTTTCTCGCTTTCGAATCTTGTGGTTTCGTAGAAAGCCGACCAGGCTTCGTTTACATTGGCAACAGCCACGGCTGATTTATTTTTCGTTCGCATAAATTTATATTTATAGAGTTGTCCTTGTAATAGCCGTAAGCGAAGCCCTGCGACCAAGCGAAGGTGGCGCGGCGGGTCGAAGCGTATTCCATATCAAAACGCGCCAGCATTCCGGTGCAATAGCCCGAAGCGCCGTCGAGCGTGCGTGCGCGCTCCCATCCGACTCGGTGAAGGTGGGCCATCACGCATTGGCCGTATGTCTCCGCATGATCGCGGATGGCTTGGACGTTGAACATATAGCCGTGCAAAAACTTCGTTCCCCCTAGTTCGTAAAAGGATCGGATGTGATATGGATACAGCCGCGCTTTTAGTTCCTTCGCGGTCTTCTCTATCGCTTGGATGGTCAGCGTGGCGGCGTGAGCCGCAAGCGCGTTGGGAGAATTGGCGAGTTTATAAAGCCTCGCTTCATGATTCCCATATAAAATATGTTGCGGCCTGACTTCGTGCAGGAAGTCGATACCGGCGCTGAGATCGTCGCTGATGCTCGCGGCTCGGTCGCTTGAGTTCGGATCGGAGATAGCTCCAGAGCGGAAGGCGGCTAGGTCTAGGAAGTCGCCAAGATGAATAGTCGTGTCGGGCTTCCATCGTTCCTTGAACACGAGGACGGCCTTGCGAGCCTCTGGGTCGATTTGATCGCCATGAGAGCACCCGACTGCCATCCATTTTTTCCAACCTTTCATGTCAGTTCCGGAATATTGCGCTTGGTTCGTTCTTCCCAAATCCAAGCTCGAACGGCTTCCATCGTGTCCTCGTCGAGTTTTGCGAACGCTCCGCACTCGTGCTTTAAGGCGCTCCGAAGTTCTTGGTCGATGTCATCCACCAAGATCAAAATATCGAGCGCCTTGCAGGCCACCTCGTGCTCGTATCGCTCTGTTTCGTCATACTCAAGTGTCATTTTCATGCTTCTTCGTCCTCCTCTTCTTCTTCGGTGTCTGGAAATAAAATACTGAATGAGTCGCTTGCGAGTCCCTCGACTGCGTATTTGTTGCCAAATACAAATTCCCCGTGCATGGTCTCCCCGCCTTGTTCCCAAGAGACGATGGTAAACCCACAATCATAATGCTCCGACAGGATGCGCTTCGCTTCCGCGAGTGCTTCCGTGCGCTCCGATTCAACCGTCGGTTGTCTCTTTTTTTTCAAGCGAGAATGTCTATTTTTTTCGATACTCTAGTGCGGAGGATGGTGAGCATTTCGCGTTCTGTCATTCCCTTCGCCCAATGCGGACGCATCTGATAGTGCGGCTCGTCAACAAATTTCCAGTCACCGCCCCATTCAAGGCCAAGGCTTTTGCCGAGCGTTCCTAATTCGTTATAGAGCGGGTGCTCTCCGTAGTATTCTTTCCCTTTGAATATGCCTACGTCGAACGCAATTCCAAAGTTATGATTTGAAAAGCCCGCTTT